CGTGGCGCATGTATTCAGCAACACTTCCGCTTCCGTCAATGCTTGCTCCTACCGAAACGTCAGAAAACTGTTTCCAATAATCAAAGATGTTGTGATTTTTGTATGATAATTTTGAAAGATTGGTGTTGTAGCTCATTTTGATATTGACATTGTTGTTTGCAATCAACTGATCCAGGATAGCATAATGCTCTTCGGTGATCAATGGCTCACCACCTGCAAAGTATATTTTTTCAAGATCCTCAGAGACATATGGTAGTAATTTTTCTAAATTCGATTGTCTTGTTTTGCGATTGGTAGACGTGAGATCGATTTTTTCATAACCCAGTACTGCATCCTTGCCAAACATCTCAATGGTTTCTTGCTGAATGCTACTGCTAAAGTATTCACTGCACATACGGCATTTAAAGTTGCAGATGTTGTTAAGTCTAACATCCAAGTATGTGATTTTTTCTCTTGCAACACTTTTAGGCTCAAAAGGGCGACGTCTGCTTTTTATATTGTTGTCTTCACTTTTGTAACACAGACTGCACGACTTTGTGCGATAACCGTCTATCATCCACTGTCTGATATTTTGAGCGTTTTCAGAGTCGAGTATCTCATCAACAGTTTGCGTATTGATACTGCCAACAGGATATCTATGATCAGCTACACAGCATGGCAATACATTATTGTCAGTGCCTATATACAGATGATTCCAGAGATGTGTGCATGCTGTATTTTTGTACTTTGGAACCACTGGTTCATATTCACCAGGATATACACACCAATCAAACAGTGTACTATCACTGCTGTGATCTTGATGTACACTGGCAATTTCTGTGGCAATATTCGTGTTTGCAGTCAATATCAGTACAAAGCAATTTCCAATATCTACTCTATTGACTAGTTTTTGTATTTCAATTAACTGTTTGCCATCCCCATCAATGTAGGGATATGTATCCGGATGTTCTTGCACAATAACAATTCGTTCATTTGGTGCAAATTCTTCTTTTCTCAGCAGTGTTAGTTGTTTACTAAGCTCATTGAGACTGTCATCAAATTGTAAAACACCAACAACTTTGATTTCTGTACTCAGCAGAGAAAGTTTATCTGCAACCAAACTACAGACTCCTGTAGATTTCTAATAACAATTTGTTATCGTAGAATTCGCTATCAATGTTTATGATCTGTTCAGTTACAATTTGATCAACACTTTCAAACTTGATGTCACCTGGTTGCATTTCTTCTTCTAATGCACTGCGTTTGTTTGGTATAAGTGCCATCTCACGCAGATTATACTTGGTGATAAACTGTTCTTTGATATAGTTTGCTTCTTCATAGGAGATCTCAATATCCAAGTTAACACGCACATGCATATTGGGCTTGAGTTTGGTATCGGCATAGTCAATAACATCGCTTAGGTTCATAACACTGTAAAGTGGTTGCTTTGGCCAAGCAATATATTCCTTGGTACCTGCCCAGTCCATGATCATAACGCCACGTTGGTTGTCACCAGCATCTGAGAAGTTGTGCGGAAATGCATTGCCAATGTAGTTGATGTTGTTTTTCTGTTGCCGCAAATGAAAGTGTCCTGAAAACACTTCGCCGTACTGCTGGAAGTGTTCGCTTTTGATCTCTCCGTGATCCGGCATTTCTACCATGGCATTCATTTTAAAGTGCGGCAGTTCAAAGTGTCCAAACATGTACTTGGCACTGGCAGTTTTAATTCGCTTGTGGTCATCACCAACTAACCATGGACACAGTATAACATCATCTTGCTCAAACCAATCGTTGCAAATGTGCAAGTTTGGAATGTGCTTGGCCCACTCAAAACTGTAAATATCACGCTTATCACGATAGTACAAGTCGTGGTTGCCAGTGATAAAGTAGGTAATATCAAATCCTGCACTGAGTTTTTCCAGTGCTCGTAAACTGTGATTCATGGTTAGCAAGCTGAGGCTTGCTCTATGATGATGCCAATCTCCCATAAAGATACAGGTTTCGCATCCATGCAGTTTGCCTTGTTCCACAGCCCAATCTACAAACTGTTCACAGTCCTGATTGTGCATGATGCTGTTGCTTTTCATGCCAAAGTGAATATCAGTGAAAACCAAGGCTTTCTTAAACAGTCCACTCATTCAAATACCTCAATTAATGTTTTAGTTGATGTGGGAAAGTCATTTAGTCCATTACATTGTAGCATAATACCTTGCTGTTGTAAAGCTCTTTGTACATATGCTTCAGTGTACAGGGTTATACTGTTGGCGTTCCAAGCAAAATCTGTATCATCTGCAACTGATTGCAATATCTGTTTTGCTATTGGATCTTGGTTTTTGTATTTTTGATTGCTAACATTGGTTTTATGGTAAGGCAACAATGTAGCTGGATCACGAATCCATTCTACACCTAAAAATTGCCTGATACTTTCAATGGTAGGCAAAAAGTTATAAAACAAATCACTAATAAACACAAATTTACAGTTAGCGTTACTTATCTGTGTGGGTGCAAACCAACTGCACTGGCTTTCCCAACTGTTGAAAATGTTCAAACTGTGGTGTTCTCGCACTATCCATCGAGAAACAGTATCCAAAGGCTGTGATGTATCTACTTCCCAGCCCCTGGCAAGATCCTCTCGATCCACATATTCAAGTGGTCCAGCCCAGATATCATCCCATATCTTGTACAGATAGTTGTGTATGCCAAGTAGATAGGTACTGTGATCGATGTAAGGAATAAGCACCCGATCCACTAATTGAGAAATTTTATCAACTTGTTCAATAAAATCAGTATCCTGACCGTCAACCACTGGGTGTATAGCTGATAACTTCAGTGTATTGGGTTGTGTCAATCGATCCAAGGTTACTAGATCGTTGGCTACAAATTGATCAACTAGTGCATCGTTAATGTAAGGTCCATGGCTGGTGGAGTTTTTAAAAGGAGCCACAACGGGGCCGTTGACCAACAGTGTATACATCAGCCACTTAACATACTGCCCGTATGCACCGCCTTGGAATGCAATACTGGTCGCTGGAATTTTTAATAAATCCACTACCGTCCCTTATTTTTTAGTTGTTGGCTCAGCTATCAGTTTTTTTGCATCTGGTGAGTTGTTAAACTGTCTTGTCCAACTTGGATTCAACCCGTTTTGCTCAAGAATATCATCACGAATGTTCTGATTCTTCTTTTCGATGTTTAGCACTCTGGTAAAGCTATTTGTAATAGCCGCTGTGTAATATGCAAATGGATTTTGACTTTTTGATTCGTCAAACTGCAATCCAATTTGGCTCAACTGTAACAGTGCTTGGCCGCGCATTTCTTCATTGTAGGTATAGCCACGCCAGTTTGAACGAGTAGCATAGCGTTCACACAGTTTGATAAACATGTGTGCTAACTTGTCGGTCATCTTGCCGTGATCTTTTGAGAAATAACCGTTTTCAAAGCCCCCAACCCAGTGACTTTTGCCTACTAGATAAGGAACTTTGTTGTCATCAATCATGTAATGATAGAATGGCGGAAAGTTTAACTTTATATAGTTGAGATCCTGTTCAACTTCAACCATGAGTTCCTGTAGACCATCATCGTCATAGTCCACATCATCCATTTCTAGAATTTCTTCTAGTTTGCTTTTTTTCTTTTCTTGTGCTTTGGTCAGTTTCTTTGGCACCATTGGGATATGATCCCAGCAGGTAACACGAAACACCAGCTCTTGATTGTTCAGTTTTGTTGGATCAATAATTTCGCCAGTCTCTCTCTTGATACGATCGGCTTTGTTTCGTCTTGCTTCTGCAACGGTACGCTGGTTGATCTTGTCTACACTGGGTACAATAATATCATACTGTGCTTGATGTGGTTCTTGGAATGAGCAAAAAGTTGCTTTGCTTTTGTGAATTTCTTTGAGGATATCTCTGTTGTTAAGATAGTTAACTCTTTTAGGCTTTTTAACTGGTGGCATTCAGCTCTCCTTATTAATAGTACTTATTATACACTACACACAGGGGTTGTCAATCATTAACTTAGCCGTTTTTACCAGCCATAAATAACGTATAGGAGTTAATATGGTTTTTGATCCGGCTAAAGCCGAACAAATGAACGCACTGCGGCTACAGAACCCAGACGCTGATTTAAATACGCTAGCATTCTTAGCCGATGTGTCAGCATCTGAGATTAACGAGTACACATTTGACAACATTGGTAACCCTGATGTCAATGCAAATTTTGGACAGGTAACCAGTCTTCTGGCAAACGAAGTTCAAGCAATATTTCCAATTCCAAGAACACCGCCAGGAACACCTGTTGCGACAGATGAATTTGCATTTGTAACAAACGTTGATATTGAAAACACAGTACCGCCGGTAACACCTGTTGCTACAGATGAATTTGCAGTAGAAATTGATACAAACAACACAGAAACAATCAATGTAGGGCAAGAGATTGAGGCTGGTAATTTGTTTATTGGTGGTGATAGCTTCATTGACCCAGTTACTGGACTGCAGGTAATTGAGTTAGCACCAACTGTTGCAGATTCTGATCGTGTTGAAATTATCGTGCCTCAAGCAGTCGAAGTTGATAGTCAAGCAACAGAAACACCCACGCCGCCAGCAGTAGATGCTGAAGCACAAGAAGCCGCTATCCAAGCGCAAGCACTGAAACAACAAGCACAGCAACAACAAACTGTTAATGCCCAGCGAGAAGCATCGGGTGTGAAAAATGCAGATGGTGATTGGCGTGTCAAACTGCGGCTTGCTCCGCAGGCAACATACCTATACAAGGCATCCGAACCTGGTATCCTTGCTCCGCTTACTGTTACGGATGGCGTTATATTTCCTTATACTCCGCAGATTGATTTGCAGTACAGAGCTGAATACAACAATTATCAGCCAACACACAGCAACTATATGAGCTATTTTTATAAAGGCTCAAGTGTGCAAACTGTGCAAATACAAGCAGACTTCACAGCACAAGATACAGTTGAAGCAGAATACATGCTGGCAGTTATACACTTTTTGAGAAGTGCCAGCAAGATGTTTTACGGGCAAGATGCTGAAAGAGGTTCACCACCACCACTGTTGTATCTATCAGGATTGGGTGAATATCAGTTTAACGAATCGCCTTGTGTGATATCAGAATTTAACTACAACCTACCCAGTGATGTTAACTATATACGAGCAAGAAGTAGACACGTTACAAGTGCAGATAACTTGCAGTTTCAAAAACCACTGGCAACCAGTGCAACAAACGGCAACTTTGCCAGCCTGGGAAGACTGGCAACCGCAGTTACCAATGCATTCAACGGAGGGCCACAACCACTGCAAGTTGGCGCAAAACCATATCAAGTATCACCAGGCAGTCTTGGCAGCAAAGGTGCAACATATGTGCCGACCAAAATGTCAATGACCATTAACCTATTGCCAGTTGCAACAAGACAACAGCAGAGTCAAACGTTCAGTCTTAAAGAATACGCAAATGGTAACTTGATCAAGAAGGGAATGTGGTAATGGCAAACCAATATACCAGTAGCAGTTCTTACTTTGATACACCTGTAATCAACAAGCAGTTTCTTGGTGTAATGGTGAATCGACCAATACCTAAACTGGTTGATGATCTATCAATGACCATCAATGAAACATACAACCTGCGTCCAGATCTACTGGCATATGACCTTTACCAAGATGCAGGACTTTGGTGGGTGTTTGCACAGCGCAATCCTAACCAACTACAGGATCCACTGGGTGACTTTACAACAGGCACTACCATTTATCTACCTCAGCAAGACACACTAAAATCAGTATTAGGAATCTAATATGACAACATCACAACAACTGAATCAAGCCAGACTGAGTTTGCAACTGCAAATCAATGTACAACAACCCATTGTTGATGGCATTGCTGCCGACGCGGCAGCTGGTGCTCCGTGGACATCAATAAGCACAGCGTGGAATGCTAGTGCTGTAACTGTAAACAATCTTGAAGACAGTATTATTAATCTACAAGCTCAAAATTCAGGATTACAAGGAGACCCTGGCAGACTGAGACTGGCTGAGCAATTGGTTGTAAACAGAAATCAAATTGATGTCTTGAAAGGGACTCTGAACACTGCACAAGCCACTGCATTTGGCAATCTAAATGCACTTGATGTAATTAACAATCTAAGTAGAGACAGCGCAGGCGCTCAAGTGTTATCTGCCCAAGCCGGAAATGAAGAACTTGCCCGCCCAGGTACGCCTTTTAACAGCAAATTTGAAATTGGGCCCGATGGCGACACTGTTATAGGTGCTAACAGTGTTAATAACAGTGTTAACACTGCGGCAATTGTGCAAACATCTGCAAGCAAGCCCACCAATGCAATAAGGCCAAAACTGAGTAGCACCAGTGACTCAGAATTGGGTAGCCTAAACAACACCAGCACAGTTAGTACTACCGGCGGCAACACAGCAACCGTCTCGGGACGTATCACACAAGGAGGCGGCGAAGGCGATGTTGCACTTGGCGATGATGCTCATCAAACTCCCGGTAACACAGTGGGCACTGCATCACAGACTGTTGAAGGTCGGGCCGCAGTTGCTGATGAATTCATGCAAACCATTACTCCATCGCCAAACAAACTGGCCAATCTTGCAAGTCAAACCTATACACTCAGTGTGTACCTCATGGACATGGAAGAGTATAAGAAGTTCTTGAGCACAGATAGAAAAACACTGCCCAGCCAGCAGTTGTTATTTCAATCAGGTGGCGCACCAATTGGGCAACGTAACAAATTCTTTGACTTGGATTTTTATCCAGAAAACTTTGAACTCAAATGCCAAGTTGGTACACAAGGAACAAGTTCACCACACAATGCTGTTACCATGAAGTTTGATCTTCTTGAACCACAAGGAATTACTTTCTTAGAAAGACTACGCCAGGCAGTGTGGACACACACCGGTGACCGAACTCAAACCATTAACAGTCAAAACTATCTCATGGTTATACGCTTTTATGGCTACGACGAAAACGGCAATCTTATCAGCAACGCAGACCTAAACGGCGGCGAAACAACCAGTGATCCAAACTCATTGGTTGAAAAGTTTATCCCATTCCAAATGGCCAATATCAGATACAAAATTGCCAGCCAAGCAGTTGAATACAACGTTGAATGTGTAATTCCTCAAACTCAAATTGGATATAGCACAGCCAGAGGAAGTATTCCGTTTAACTTTCAATTGGTAGCACCTGATGTACAAACATTGTTCAACGGAAGTGCTGAACTAACAAGATCTCAAACTGATCAAGATACAGATGGTGATGCTGATGTTCCTGATAGAAAAATACAAGGACTAAAAGGCGCATCAGTAACACAAGGACTGGTTGAAGCACTTAACCTGCATCAGAAAGAAATTTCTCAAAAGTCAGGAATGATTCCTGATGTGTACATTATTGAAATGGAAAATGTGCCAGATTTTAGTGATGCCAAGATGAAAAAGCAAGGTACACAAGATAAAACTCGTGCGCCATTTGTGGAAAACAGCAATCCCAATATTATCAACGATCCAAAGAGACAACAGTATGATAGTGACTCAAAGAGTTTCAGCATTGCAGCAGGCACACAGATTGTTCAGTTAATCGATCAAGTGATGAAAAACAGTACCTATATTACTGCACAGCAAACAATTGCATTTGACGAAGTAACCAAACAAGAAATAAAAAATCCTCCAGTAACAACTGTGCAATGGTATCGAATTACTCAGGTAGCAACACCGATTGCCTATGATAAAGTTAGAAATGACTATGCATATGAAATCAAATATCGTGTGTCAAGGTATCAAATTAACACACCAAGGTCACCATACTTTCCGCCAGCAATGTTTAGAGGCGTTCACAAAGTCTATGACTATTGGTTTACTGGACAAAACACCGAAGTGCTAAACTTTGAAGTTGAAGCAAACTCAAACTATATCACCCCAATCAACAACAGCGGCAGAGTTGATCTTGTAAGGGGAGACGCAAGGTATGCTGAAAAGAGATTCTTCCAAGCCAGTGCAGAAGAAAGCACCCAGGGCGGCAGAGGCGAAAGCACACTGCCAGCAGCACAGCTAGCATCAAGATTATACTCACCTGCAGACGTAGCCAAAGTTGATATGGAAATTGTAGGAGATCCAGATTGGATAACACAAAGTGAATTGTTTTACAATTCAACCAATCTTGGTGCATTTGAAGCTGATGGTAGTTGCAATGTAAATTCCAGTGAAGTGTTATTTGAAGTGCGTTTTAATAGAATTGTGGACTACGATGCTGATACTGGCTTGACTCCAGTATTCAAAAACAACAGTGATAGTCTTCTCACAGGCGAAACAAACTTGTCAGAAGAAAGTTTAGTGTTCACTGCTTACGAAGTGACTAATTACTTTAAAGAAGGCAAGTTTACACAACGACTGAGCGGAACATTGAGAAACTTTGATACAGCCGTGAATGCTCCAGCAAACATTGCAGAAGAGCAAAATGAAGTTGCTGATACACAAGTGGTAACACCATCAGGCGTAAACACAGCACCAACCAAAGTAACAAGTTCGCCATCTAGTACTGGACTGCGTCCTGTCAATGATGCACTTGCACTGGCAGAGATAGAAAAAGCACAAAAGAGAGCTGAAGATATGTTGATGGGTGTGCGCACGTTGACCCCTGCAGAATCAGCTGCCCAGGCAAGATTGTTGCAGGCACAAAACAATTCAGCACCGCAAGTGCCACCCAAACCCGGTAGCACAGTAGTGAGTGATGATGCTGGATTTCCAACCGACTTAACAAATGTGATATAGCACAAGGATAGATAAATGGCAGAGAATTATCAAAGAAGTGTAGGCACGCCAAGGGCTTATAAAACTGACAAAGGCGGCATCCCAGCCGAAACTGGTCCGTTCATTGGGGAAGTTGTTAACAATGTTGATCCTACACGCAGTGGAAGATTGCAAGTTTATATTGAATACCTTGCAGGTCCAGATAAAAATGTAAAAAGTCTTTGGCGCACAGTGAGCTATATCTCTCCTATGTACGGAGCTACACAACAAAGCGCACCACAGCCTACCGGCCCTGGTTCATTTATTGGCAACCAACAGAGTTATGGGTTTTGGGGAATATCACCTGACTTGGGAACCAAGGTTATCTGTTTCTTTGCCAATGGTGATCCAAATCAAGGTTACTATATTGGTGGCCCTATTGAGCCAGGTATCAATCACATGATGCCAGCAATTGGCGCAAGTGAAAAATATGTTGATGATACAAACTCTCCTTATTTCAGTGGCAAGAGCAAGTTGCCAGTTACTGAAATCAATAACAGTAATAAAGCAATCAGTGAGAATCCAAGATTCTTTGACGAAGCAAAACCAGTACACAGTGTACTTGCTGGACAAATGCTCTCGCAAGGAGTTATTGCAGAACCGTTGCTTGGACCAATTACATCAAACAGTCAGAGAGAATCTCCTAGCACTGTGCAAGGTTGGAGCAGTCCAGGACGCCCAGTATACTCCGGAGGACTCACTGATGAACAATTTGCAGCAAAGGTCAATGCTAGCACACTACAACCAAACGAAGTTGAAATTATTTCACGCAGAGGCGGTCATAGCATTGTAATGGATGACGGTGATCTCACTGGCGAAGATCAACTGGTTAGAATACGCACTGCAAGTGGTCATCAAATTATGATGAACGACACTGGCAAGACTCTCCACATAATGCATGCTAATGGACAAAGTTGGGTTGAGCTAGGTGAAGAAGGTACCATTGATCTGTACGCATCAAACAGTGTGAACATAAGAAGTGCCGGCGAAATAAACATGCATGCAGATAGAAGCATAAACTTGAATGCTGAAAATGGCTTTATCAACATGCATGCCAAAGCGGCAATGAGTTTGGAAACAGGATCACTCAGTCTAACAGGAACAAACAGTTTATTAGCATATAGCAGAAATCTAGTAGGATTAAAAAGTGACGGTGCTCTCAATTTGGATAGCAACAGCGGAGGCTGGGGAGCAGGAAGCGGACTTACGCTAGAAGCAGGATGTATCAAATTGAATTCAGGAGCAGCCTCACCTGTGCCCAAAGCCCAACCAATTCCAAAAAACCGTTTACCTGATACTAAATTTGAACAAGATGTTGGATGGGTACCAGAGCCCAGTGCAATTGAAACAATTGTCACAAGAGCGCCAACTCACGAACCATTTGCTTCAAGAGGTGCAGGCGTTAATCTCACAACCAGTTTGGTAAGCACCTCTGAAAGTGTGCCACTGGATGAAAAAACAGCAGAGGCAATTGTAAATGCAGAAGGCACAGAAGTAGAAAAAATAACTGCTGGTGATTATGAATCACAAGCTGATGCTACAACATCAGTGGGTAAGATAACATCAGAAAAAGTCACAGGTATGTTAGCACAGTCCAGCAAGATGGTACCGCAATCATTCTCAGACATATCAAATACTATTGGTGTTGGCAAGTTTGGTTTTAGCGCAGAGGAACTTGAAACTGCTGGGTACTTGAAACCCGGTACTGCTGATTTCTTCCTAAAAGATGCCACTGCTAGTATTAGCACAGTGCTAGGAAGTCCAAGTGTTTGGAGCGGTAATCAAGGTATCAGTAATTTAACTGATTTTCTTGGCAACGAATCCATACAAGACTCAGCAAAAACTGATTTGTTTAATAAAGGATTAACTTCATTTCAAAATGCAGGGTTAGTAACAGGACTAGAGGATGAATCATCTCTTGCAGGATTGGTCAGTGGTGCAAGCAAGTTTGGAGTCACGGCAGTGAAAAAATGGACTGACGGTAGTGCTATACTGGGCAAGACACTAGCAGGCGTTGATAGCTCACCAATTACAAAACTTGATATGGATGCTCTTGTTAGAGGCGGGCAGTATGCAGTTGATTTAACGCAACAAAAACTTAGCAACGAGATACAAGGATTTGGAACTGGTACTAGTGCAACTGGCACCAGCGTACGAGGCATTGTTGATAGTGCAGTTAAAAGTGTAGTAGCATCCGCCAAGGTGCCAGATATTCTAAGGCGGTAAATACAGTATGCCAACTTTTATCGGATATAGCACAATAGACAGATACAAATCATACACAGTCACTGACTTTGAATTGATCAAACGCGACCTGCTGAATGCACTGAACATTCGCCAAGGCGAAATGCCAGGTCGTCCTGAAGTTGGAACTGCAATGTGGAACTTGATCTACGAACCACAAAATGCCGCAACAGCACAACAGATAAACCAAGAGCTACAGCGTGTGGTTGCACAAGATCCTCGTATCAGCATTAGCGATATCAATGTTTTTGCACAAGAAAACGGTATATTGATTGAACTAGAAGTAGATACTGTTAGTGGACAAAATGCTGAACTGCTAACAGTGTTCTTTGACAATCAAACACAACGAGCTGCGTTCTCAGACGTTTAGTATAAACTACCCAGTTTATTAATATCATAAATACTTGCCAAGGATAGAAACACATGGCAAAAACAACTAGACAAACCAGTATATTCGGCGTAGAAGATTGGAAGCGTATCTACCAAACATATCGTGAGGCCGACTTTCAAAGCTATGACTTTGAGACACTTCGCAAGAGCTTTATTGATTACATTCGTTTATACTATCCTGAAAGCTTCAACGATTACATTGAGAGTTCAGAGTTTATTGCTCTACTTGACGTTATGGCTTTTATGGGCCAAGCAGCCAGTTTCAGAAACGATCTTAACACCAGAGAAAACTTCATTGACACTGCCGAAAGACGCGACAGTGTCACACGCCTTGCTGAGCTAGTAAGCTACACTCCAAAACGTAACACAGCCGCACAAGGATACATCAAAGTTCAAAGTGTAACCACAACTGAAAACCTTGTGGACTTTACTGGTGTTAATCTTTCCAATGTCACAGTTAACTGGAATGATACAACCAATGCAAACTGGCTCGAACAGTTTACAGTTATTATCAATTCTGCATTAGGTGGCGCACAGCGATTTGGGAGCCCAGGAAATAGTCAAACCATTCTTGGTGTACAAACAGACGAGTACACATTGAACTTGGTGCAAGGGTTCTTGCCAGTGGTACCGTTTAATGGCACAGTGAATGGCACTAACATGGTGTTTGAAGCAGTGAGTGCAACATCACAAAACAAAACTTTTATATACGAACCAGCACCCCGTCCAAACGGTGCATTCAATGTTCTTTATAGAAATGACAAACAAGGATACGCCAGTGCCAACACAGGCTTTTTCTTCTTGTTCAAACAAGGAAGTTTGCAGGACTCAACATTCAATTTAGGCGAGCGTATTTCAAACAGAGTTGTCAACGTAAACATCGAAGGTATCAACAACGAAGATACTTGGTTATATCAACTTGACAGTGAGGGCAACGTTGAAACTGAATGGACTTATGTGGACAATATCTACGCCGGTGCAGTTGAGCAACTTGCTCCTGAAGAGCGCAAATACTTTGCTATTACGTCAAGAACAAACGACCAAATCAATCTTAACTTTGGTGATGGTGTGTTCAGTAGTATTCCAGTCGGCACATTTAGAACCTATGTCAGAAGTTCGAATGGCCTAAACTATATCATTGACACTGATGAGTTACAAAACGTTACCATTGCTATTGCTTATGTTAGTAGAACCGGACGCAATGAAACACTAACACTAAATTGTGCGCTTACACAACCTATCAGTAATGCAACCAACAGAGAAAACATTGATGCAATTAAACAACGTGCGCCTGCAAGATACTACACACAGAATCGCATGGTCAATGGTGAAGACTACAACAACTTCCCATACACATTGTACAGCACAATTATCAAATCAAAAGCAATTAACCGAAGTTCAATTGGCACAAGTCGTTATTTGGATTTGGTTGATATCACAGGCAAGTACTCTAGTACAAATGTATTTGCCAGCGATGGATTGATTTTTGAAAATACCGAAGTTCCAAGTTTCACATTTACCTTTATTGATCAAAATGACATTTCTGATATAATTGTAAATCAAGTTGAGCCGTTATTGAGCGGCCGTGGCATGCAGGAGTTTTATTATCAAAACTTTATCCGCCCTGACTTGGCAATACTAAACTTAGACTGGGTACAGAGCACCACTAGCACAAATGAAACAACTGGTTACTTCCGCTTTGTAGCTTCACAAGCACCTGCGCCAGTAGGTCCGCAAACAAGTGATAACAAAAAATATATTGCACAAGGCGGCTTGGTCAAATTCACTCCACCGGCTGGGCAGTATTTTGACAAGTTTAACAGATTAAAAACTGGTTCACCAACACTGCCCGGCGATAAAACAGTAATCTGGGCAACTGTTACTGCACTGGAACTTGACGGAACAAACTTTGGTGTTGGTAACAATGCTGACGGAACAGGCCCTGTAACATTAAACAACTTTATTCCAACTGGAGCAATTCCAACCCAGGTAGTTGTAAACTTTATTACTGATTTGCCAACTTCGATTGAAACAACCATTCGAGAACAAATTGAGCTTTATAGAGAATTTGGACTTGGGTACAATAATCTCACAGAAACTTGGTATGTGATTACATCAACCAATTTAAATCCAGCAACCACTTTCAGTCTTGCAAATGCACAAAGCACAAGTGGCACAGGACTTGATAATTCATGGCTGATAGCATTTGAAACAGATGGCGCAACTTATACTGTGAATGCAAGAAGTCTTGAGCGTTACTGGGCAAGTGTACTGGAAACACGTTTCTTTTACGATGGTACACAAAAAGTTTACGATCCAAAAACAGGAACAGTTATCAATGACTTTATCAACGTCCTGAAAACAAACAGTTTGCCAGATTCAAGCTCAACATTGAACAGCGATGAAATATTGGATATCATTGGACAGCCTGTTGAAACTGACGGATTTGTAGATGACTTCCGTGTAAGGATTTCATACAAAGATTCAGACAACGACGGCGTGCCAGACAATCCAGATTACTTTGAAACACTGGTTGATCCAACAGTTAATCCAAATAACAAACGTGTGTATCTGCAAAGGACCACAGACTTTGACAATCTTGAAAGATACTTGCCACTTGCAAGCAGCGTAGTCATTGGCAGCTTTGCAACAAAAGCAGACATTGAACTGGTTAAAAGTGAATACCCAAATGATCAAATCTTTTATGCATACACTGATAAGAAGTTTTACAAGTTAACAGTGTCCTTTGAGGGAGTGAGAACTATTGCCGAAGTAACTGGTTACGAAACGTATACAGGTCGTCAAGACTTATACTTCCAGTATCGTCACAATGCTCCGTTGAGTCGCCGCATTGATCCAGGCACAACCAATATCATTGACATTTATCTTGTTACCAGTGCATACTATACAGCATATCAGAACTATGTCAAAGACAGCACCGGTACTGTAGCAGAACCAGCACAACCAACAATTGATGAACTCACTGCAAGTTATAGCACACTAAATCAGTACAAAATGATTTCAGATAACATCATTCTTAACAGTGTTACATTCAAACCATTGTTTGGAACCAAATCTGCAACTGAGCTTAGAGCAACAATTAAATGTGTTAAAAATCCAAACAGCACAGTTAGTGTAAGTGAAATTAAAAGTCAAGTGGTAAATGCAATGAATCAATACTTTACTATTGAAAATTGGGACTTTGGAGATACTTTCTTCTTCTCAGAACTCAGTGCCTACTTGCACGATAAACTGGGCACCATTATTAGCACAGTGGTTCTTGTGCCAACCGATCCGCTAAAATCTTTTGGAGATTTATATGAAATACGCAGTCAGGCAAATGAAATTTTTGTTAATGCCGCAACAGTCAACGACGTTGAAGTTATTGACGCACTTACCAGCAGTCAATTGCGAACTGCAACAAACAGCGGAGTAGTATAAACGATGGCCAATAGAATTCGTTCTGAAGATTTTCTTCCTGAAATCTTTCAAACTGCTACCAACAAACAGTTGTTGCGGAGTACACTTGACCAGCTTACACAGAATCCAACACTAAAACCCACTGAAGGTTATATTGGACGTAAAGTTGGACAAGGAGTTAATCCCAATGACAACTATGTGCTTGAAGCAACTGAAAATAGAACCAACTATCAGCTTGAGCCTGGTGTTGTTCAACTTAAACCAAATACCAGTACTGTAAGCAATGCAATTACCTACCCAGGAATCATTGACAGTTTAGAATTACAAGGTGCAAACGTAACACGTCATGACAGGTTGTTTGACAGTGAGCACTATTCATGGGATCCAATGATAGACTTTGACAAGTTTGTTAACTTTGGACAGTACTATTGGGTACCCGAAGGACCAAACTCAGTTGATGTATTTGCAAATCCTATTCCAATCACTGACGATTTTGATGTTGTAGATACAGTAGATGGATACACATTCTCCGGAGAAGCAGGAACATTGCCTACAATCACGCTCAGTCGACAGGGCGAATACACTTTCAATGTAAACAATCTTGGACAAAACTTTTGGATTCAAAGTGTTCCGGGCACAAGTGGAGTCTTGCCGCAACAACCAAATCAGAGTTCACGTGACGTACTTGGTGTCGAGAACAACGGCGATGATGTTGGCACAGTGACATTTAAGATACCAGCTGCAACAGCACAGAATTTCTTCTTTACACTTGCTGATATTGGATCAACTGATTTAGTCGAAGATACATTACAGTTTAATCAGATTAATAATCAATACGTTGACACTTTCTTAGCTGACAATGGTGGTATTGATGGCATTACTGATTTGCAAAACAGAACACTGATTTTTACCACTGACACTGAGCTAGGTTGGGTTATAGAAACTCCAATTGACGAAGCAGGCGGATTTGATGAAGGTTTTGACAGCGGAACTCCACTGGTAACTGATGCAGAAAGATATGTGCAGTGGCGAATTAACTTTAACTATGCTGACCCTGCCCGTCCATTTATGGAACTAACAAAAGTACAAGATATTGCCAATCTTTCAGAAACACTAATCGAATACGGCACTGATTATGCAGGTGTTACATTTTATAAAAATGCAGAAGGCACATTCGAGCGTCAGCCTCTTATTACTGCCAATCTTGATATACTATATTACCAAGACCAAAGTGACGAAACTAACTTTGGTGTGATACGTCTTGTTGATCAGCCAAGTGATGCCAGTATTATAATTGCTGATATCCTTGGACATAAAAATTATACTTCTCCCAATGGGGTGGTGTTTACAAGCGGACTGAAAGTGAGATTTATTGGAGCAACAACACCAGATAGTTATGCAGGCAATGAATACTATGTTGAAGGTGTCGGCGGCTCAATTGAACTGCTATTGGTTACAAACTTTATTACACCCGAAACATATACCGCTAGTGCCAGTGTGCCTTTTGACAGCACAGGTTGGGACGAAGGCAACTTTGACAGCACACTAAATGCTCCAACTACACCCGATTATATGACCATTAGTAGAGCTAGCATTGATCAAAACGCCTGGAGCCGCAGTAACAGATGGTTCCATATTGATACACTTACTGCTACTGCAAACTACAACAACGTTGCACTTGAAATCAACAATGACAACCGCGGCAAAAGACCGATACTTGAATTTAGAAAAAATCTAAAGCTGTTTGATTATGGTACACAAGCTGTTAACAGTGTTAATATCATTGACTTCAATGAAACTGATGCGTTTTCTAATATCAACGGCACTATTGGTTACAGTGTTGATGGATACAGTTTTATTGATGGCTCAAGAGTAATTTTTGCTCAAGACGCAGATCCAGAAGTTAGAAACAAAATCTATGCTGTAAAATTTGTACAGTTTGACGACAGTAGCGAACCAGTAATTGATTTGCAACCAGCAAGTTTAACAACACCAGATGTTGCGACAAACAGTGTAACAGTGGTAACATCTGGCGAAACGTTGCAAGGATTGAGTTATTGGTTTGACGGATCGACCTGGGTTTCAGCACAGCAAAAAAGCAGCGTAAATCAGCCCCCACTCTTTGATGTGTACGATAGCAGTGGATACAGTTTTGGTGACAACACAGTGTACCCAAGTACCACATTTATTGGTACCAAGATTTTTAGCTATGCCATTGGTACTGGAGCTACAGATTCAATCATTGATCAGCCTCTCAAGTATCAAACTATTGCCAATGTTGGCGACATATTGTTTGATAACAATCTCTATGTGGATACATTTGTATACGTTAACGGAACAGTTAGTGTAACAACAAAGATTGACACAGGCGTGATTAGACAGTATAATACTATAACAACCTTTGATAAATTACTTGGATGGCAAACCAGTTTCTCCACGTATGTGCAACGACAAAGTTTCTCTTTTGTTTATAACGGTCTTCCGCTTGAATTAGACGTACCAGTTATTTCTGATACATCATTGATTCCGGTTAAAGTCTTTGTTAACGGCGCTTTTGTTCTTCCTGAATATTACGGCTATGCTACTAACAGCAACGGTGTTACTGAAATTACCTTTGCTGTAGATAGTACAACAGCTCCAATTGGCAGTTCAATTGAAGTACAAGCAATCAGTGACCAAGCAAGCAGTGTGGCATTTTATACTATTCCTGATAACCTGCAATCAAATGCCATGAATGAAAATACCACTAACATCACATTAGGTACAGTGCGCAATCACTACGGCAGCATCTGTGAAAATTTAGAAGATCTTGATGGCGAAATAAATGGTGCAAACAATGTGCGTGACCTTGGCAATGTTGTTCCTTACGGTGAACTAATATTACAACAAAGCGCACCACTAACAATGACAACTCCGTTTATATCAGATAGACAGTTTGATTTCTTCCGTGCAGCCAGATTTAATGCCAATGAGTATAACAAAATCAAAGAGCAGATTCTTGATTATGTAGCAAGAAACGACTGGGAAGGCAAAAGCACTGCTGAAATATTGGATGCAGCATTATTTGCTCTCAACCAAGGAAAAAATCAATTTTCTCCATTCTATTACACAGATACTATTCCATCAGGCAACACGTTTGAGACAACTGCGTATACTGTAACACCAATTACAACAAATGTTTTTGACACACTTTACAGTTATGATATGTTCAATGCCAACTATGCTGGTATATTGGTATATCACACACCAAAGAGTACAGGTGTACAAACTATATTGTCCGGTGATGGGCATGAGTACACTGTTGCTGCTGATGGGCCAAGAGTTACAATCAATACCAATGAAGTTACACTGGCAATTGATGATATTATCACCATCCGTGAATACCAATCAACAGCCGGCAGTTATGTTCCGCAGACACCAAGCAGTATGGGATTGTACCAAATTTACTTGCCGCAACAATTCCTGGATAACACATATGTTGACCCACAGCAGGTTATTCAAGGACACGATGGTAGTTTAACTGTTGCATATGAAGATGGCGATTATAGAAATGCAGTGTTACTGGAATTTGAAAAGCGAATATACAACAATATCAAAATTGGTGCAGCTGAAAGATATACTCCGCCAATTAGCAGTGTTGATGTAATTCCAGGCCAATTCCGCACAACTGATTATAGTTTAACAGAAGTCAATGACATATTGAACAGAAGTTTCTTAACCTGGGACGGCGCAGTGCGCTTGCCGTACAAAGATCAAACTTACGTTGTTGACGATGCCTTTACATGGAATTACAGTCAAAGCGAGAACAGATTGTCTGGTGCTCCACTGTTAGGTGGGTGGCGAGCAATCTACTTCCAATTGTACGACACAGATTCGCCGCATACTCGTCCCTGGGAAATGGTAGGACTAACTGAAAGACCAACTTGGTGGAACACGCAGTATGGTCCAGCTCCGTATACTTCAGGCAACTTGGTATTGTGGAACGATATGGCTGCAGGCCTTGTTGCAGATCCAATTGCACCTTATGTTCGTCCAGACTATGTACGTCCGCAGTTGTTGCAGTGTATTCCAACTGATAGTCAAGGCAATCTGTTACCACCAATTAACACAATTGTAGGCAGTTATGATCAAGGCAGTTTCAAGAAATCTTGGACTGCTGGAGACATGAGCCCTGTAGAAACTGTGTGGAGACGTAGCAGCTACTATCCGTTTGCTATCCAAGAGTTATTGGCATTAACAAGACCTGCAAGTTACTTCTCACTGTTTGCTGACAGAGACTTATGGAAATACAATACAGAATTCAATCAGTACCTGTACAACAACAGATTCCGTATTGATCCATCAGTGATCGACATCTACGGCAACGGCGTAATCAAGAACAGTTATATAAACTGGATTGTTGATTACAATAGAGTTACAGGGCTAGACAGCACTGACTTGCTTGAAACCAGATTGTCAAACATGGACATAAGACTATGTTATAGAATGGGCGCATTTAGCGATCAAAACTATTTGAAAATCTTCTCTGAGAAGTCATCGCCAAACAGTCTTAACAGCAGCTTGCTTTTGCCTGATGAAAGCTATCAATTGTTCTTGTATAAGAATCCTGTATTCAACAATCTAACTTGGAGTAGCGTAGTTGTGCAACGCACAGCAACTGGTTATAGTGTAAGTGGGTACTCGCAAGATCGTCCTTACTTTGAAATACTTAAAAGCCTAACCAATGGTAACTTTAGCACAATCACAGTTAGCGGGCAAACAGTAAGAGTTGCAAATGATTACAGCAAAACTGTAGTTCAGATTCCTTATGGATATGAATTTACCACAACCAGTGCAGTAGTTGACTTCTTAAACAGTTACGGTGCATATCTAACCAGTCAGGGCATGACATTTGACAATACTGAAAATGGAATTATACTGAACTGGGGACAAATGGCTCAAGAGTTTTTATATTGGGTCGGGCAGAGCTGGACATCCGGTAGTTTAATCAATCTTAACCCTGGCGCCAACCAGATAACACTTAGTCAACCATTCAGCGTAGTTGAAGGATTAGGCGAAGAAAACATCAACGATGTTATGCTCAATCAAAACTTTGGGCCAATGGAGAACAAAGACTTTGCTGTTGAAAGACTAGGAAATGAATTGAAATTGGTTGCGCTTGACAATCAAACATTTAGTTTCCTAAATGCAAGATTTACCAGTTACGAACACATTATTGTGTTTGATAATACCAGTATCTTCAATGATTTGATTTATGAACCAAAGACAGCCGCTCGTCAAGCACGACTGTTGATAAACGGCTACACAGTCTTTGACTGGAATGGTACACTGGATGCACAAGGATTTATTCTCAACCAAGACAACATCGAAGAGTGGGTGCCGAACGTAGCATACACCAAAGGGCAGATTGTTGAATACAAAAACGCATACTGGAGTGCAACCAGACTGTTGCCGCCCGGTGAAACATTTGTGTTTGCTGATTGGATTAGAAGCGACTATGAAAGAATCCAAACAGGATTGCTGCCCAACCTTGCAACCAAAGCAGATAGCATACGAAACAACTATGATGCAAACACTGCAAACTTAGAACAAGATGCTGACTTACTGGGTTTTGGACTTATTGGCTTCCGCCCAAGACAGTATATGCAAAACTTAAACTTAGATGACATCAGTCAAGTTGGATTGTACAGACAGTTCTTGGGAACCAAAGGCACTATTACTGCTGCAGAAATCTTTACTAGTGCAAATCTTGGAAAAGAAGAGGCAGAATATGAGATCTTCGAGAACTGGGCAATACAACGCGGTATCTATGGTGCAAATGCAAACAGAAGTTATTTTGAACTGCGCCTAGATGAAAGCAAATTATTAAGTAATCCAAGTACAATTGCAGTAATTGACCCTGGTGAAGTCAATCCAGCAAATCAAACAGTGTTGGTTGACAATATCTGGAAAGAAAGCTATAAGATTACCAATAAAAACATCTTGCCAACAGTAACACAAACACCAGAAGATCTTGGCTTACCGACTGCTGGTTATGTAAACTACGATGATGTTGATATAAAAGTTTTTGACTACAATGATCTAACCGCTGTTATCAACAATCTTGAAACCATTGATGTTGGAACCAATATTTGGGTAGCCAAAGCTAACAGCTATGACTGGAATATTTACAGAACTAACTTGGTTAGTGCTAGTGTGGTCAGTGTATTTGATAACTTAAACGGAACATGCACAATCTCGTTTGATGTAAACCACGGATTGTTGGTTAATGACAGGATTGTGATAAAGTATTTTAACGACGGGGTTGACGGTGCATATATTGTTGACGGCGTGCCAGGACTAAAACAAATAAATGTTTCACTTGCACTAGCAGGCGACACAACTTCACTAACAGGTGACGGTGTTTGTTTCAAACTTGAAAGTGTGCGAGTTGCACAAGCAAGTGATGTTGGTAATCTAAGTTTTGCAACAGTAATCAGTGCCGGCAATCAGGTATGGGTAGACAATGACGGCACCGATAACTGGGCTGTGTTAGAAAAAATTAATCCGTTTGCTACACCAACAGAACTTTCGGCCGCTACGCCAGTGATCAACGATCTTTTTGGTACAACCATTGCCCAAGGATTGCGCAATCAAGGAGCACTAGTTGGCGCTCCAGGGCATAACAGTGGCGCAGGTGGAGTGTACACTTACAATAAAGCAGATGGCAACTATGTCGAAACAAGTATTGTTAAACCAGGAGCAACTGGCTTTAGTGGATTTGGGTCCAGCTTGGCATCAGGACAATATGATTGGGCAGTTGCAGGCGCACCAGTATCAAATAGCAGCAAAGGCTATGCCGTAGCAATAAACAGAAATGGTGACAACGGCACCTATAGGCAAACACAACTATTCATTGGACAAAATATTGCATACGAGTTTGGCTATGCTGTTGCAGTCAGCAATGACGAACGCTGGATGTATATTTCTGAACCAGCTGATAACAAAGTGTATGCGTATACCAGAGAAGACGTACAAACACAACGATTAGATTTTGTTGGCGACGGAACTACAAAAACGTTTGTAATTGAACCGACTATTGTGGTCGACAATAACCTAGTAACAGCACAAACACAACTTGGTGTTACCAAGAACAACCTTGCAACTGTTGCTGGTTCTGATTGGTCACTGGTAGAAAGCGGCGGCCTACAGACAGTGCAGTTTGTAACAGCACCAAACAATGGTGATACTATTAGAATTATTAGATTGCAAAGCAAACAATTTGTTGGTAATAACGTGACAACGGTATATGACATTGGTAGCGTGTTTACTGCAACTGACGAGTACAGCTTTGCATTGTATGTGAACGATGTATTGCAGCGTCCAACATATGATTACACGTTTAGTTCTCCTAATATTACCTTTGTAAGTGCGCCAGCAACTGGTACGGAAATTCTTATTAATGCGCAAACACATTGGGACTTTGTTTCAACTATCTCGGCACCTGCTAGTGTTATTGGCGCAGGCAGATTTGGCAACAGTCTTGCAACAACAACAGACGGCAGACAAATTCTTGTTGGTGCGCCAAACGACACAGTTGGCACAAGCACACTTGCTGGGACAGCACACATTTTTGATAGAAGTGTCCAACGTTTCCAGGTTACTGATGCGACTATTGTAACTTATACTGTTGCTGATGCGCCAGTTGGAACACCCGGTGTTATACTGAATGGCACTTACTTGATAGCACCAGGCAATGCAAATAACTCACAGTACAGTGTTGTTGGCAGTGCTATAACAATTGGTACAACTGCCAACCCGATTGTACTGCAAGTTGGTGATATCATTGAAATTGAAACAAATACATTCCGCTTGATGCAAACTATTCAGTCACCTACTCCAGGCACAGGTTATAACTTTGCTAGTGCAGTTGATCAATGTTCTACAAATTGCAGTATGTACTTGGGCATGCCAAACGACAGTGCAATTATTCCAGAAGGCGGATCAGTTGAACGCTGGATGAACCAAGCAAGACTGTACGGCACAATCACAGGCAATACTGCAAATCCTTTGCTTACAATTGGCGACAGTATTAGAATCAACAACTACTATGTAACACTGACAGGTACTACAGTTGCCAGTCTTGTTACTGATATTACAACTGCTAATATTCCAAACGTTGTTGCAACTGAAGTGAGTGGAAAATTACAACTTACTCTAGAAAATGTTGTTGCTGGAGAAGAATTTATTAAATTGCAAGTGTTACCAGGACCTGGTAGCACACCTGGCGCATTTGCTGATCTTGGCCTTACTCCGATTATATATGCACAAACAGTTGCGCCGCCAATTGTGTATGCATTTGGGCACTTTGGTACTAGCGTAAACATTGACAACACAGCAACAACACTGGTTGTTGGGTCGCCAGATGCAACAGCATTTTTACCAACCACATTTGATAGCAGTACCACCTATTTTGACAGCAGGAGTCAAAACTTCCTTGACCCGCTTGCTGAATCTGGTGTTGTTTACACATATGATTTCTTGCTTGCCGCAAATGCAAGTGCAACAAATACCGGTAAGTTTGTGTTTGGCCAGCAGGTATATGATACCAGCATTGCCAGTCTTGACAGGTTTGGAACAGCCGTTAACTACAGTGACGGTATCTTGTTAGTGGGTGCACCTAATGATGACCTTGGTGATAGCACAGGCGACTTTGGTCGTGTTAGTCAACTCACAAACGCAAACAGAGATCCTGCTTGGAAGGCAATTTACAATCAACAACCAATTGTTGATGCAGCATTGCTTAACAGTGTGTTTACATACAATAAAATCAGTAACAACGTAACTAACTATCTTGACTTTGTTGATCCACTACAAGGTAAAATACTTGGAGTAGCTCGAGCAAACATCAATTACATTGGCAGTATTGATCCTGCAGCGTATAACACTGGGCCAGTCAACAACTATGGAACACAGTGGAATTCCACTTACTTAGGTGAGTTTTGGTGGGATTTGTCAACTGTGAGGTTTATTGATTATCATCAAGACACCATTGAATACAAAGCAAGACGTTGGGGACAGCTTTTTGATGGATCAAGTGTAGATGTATATGAATGGACACAAAATACAGTACCTCCTGCACAATACGCAGGCAATGGAACAGTGTACAATACCACAAGCTACACTGTAAGCAGTGCGCTTGATAGTGCTGGCACATTTATTACCTATTACTATTATTGGGTAAAAGGCAATGTAGCAGTTCCGGTAGGTAAAACATTGAGCTCAAGTGCAATTGAGCAGTATATTGCAAATCCTCGTAGTAGCGGCATTACCTATATTGCGGCTATTGCACAAAACACATTAGCTCTCTACAACTGTAGAGATTTAATCAGTGCCACTGATACAATTTTACATGTTGAATTTGATAAAATTGCCAACACTGATAATGTGCATGCTGAATATGATCTTATCACTGTTGACGACAGCAAGAGCTTCCTTGGCGCTGGACTTTATAGAAAGTTCCTTGACAGTTTCTGCGGTGAAGATACACTAGGCAACCTGGTACCAGATGAAACACTGGGTGTTGCTGACAGATATGGCGTAAGTTTCCGTCCAAGGCAAAGTTTATTTGTGAATAGGTTCCTTGCACTTGAAAACTACTTAACTCGTGCAAATAAAATCGTAGCACTGTTCCCAACAGCAGAAAGCAAAACATTTAAACTGCTAAACAGTGAAGAACCCGAGCCAACAAGTGCAAGCGGAACCTGGGATAAACGAGTCGCAACCTATGCCGAACTAACCTATCAAGACTTGCGTTTAGTCCCAGTTGGATACAATTACCTTGTACAAAGCGACAGCACCAATGAAGGACTGTGGACAATTTATACTGTACAAGCAGGAAAAATACTGCTCCTATCAAGAGTACAAAACTATGATACAAAACTTTATTGGAATTATGTTGATTGGGCAGGACTTACCATTGATGGTGTAACCAGATACAATCTGTCAGACAAGCCCGAAGTTGAAGTAGCACTATACAGCGATTTACTGGCATTGCAGAATGTAAGCAATGGCGAGTATGCAAAAGTTCAAACTAATAGTTTTGGAAAAGTTGAAATCTATCAGTACAATGCAGCATCAGCTGAATGGATTAGAGTTTGGTTAGAAGATGGCACATTTGCTATTGACGAGACTATATGGAATTACACAATAGGACGTTTTGGATTTGACACGGAAGTATTTGATGCACAACGTTTTGATCAGGCACCTACTACAGAAACACGTCAGATTCTCAAAGCACTCAATCAAGAAATCTTTACAACTGATTTATTGATCTATCGCAACGAATTGCTTATACAAACATTTGAATTTATTATGAGTGAACAAGCAGCTCCGGATTGGTTGTTTAAAACATCATTGATTGATGTTAACCACAAAATCCGTGATTTGATTGAGTATCCAATATTTAGGCGTGATAATCAAGACTTTGTTAGTGAATATATCAATGAAGTTAAGCCATATCATGTGCAGGTGCGCGAGTTTAATCTAAGATATGAAGGCGAAGACACATACCTAGGTAACGAAACAGACTTTGACTTGCCGGCGTACTATGACGAACTAAGACAGCGGTTTGTGAGTCCTATACTAGATGAAAACATTGAGGAGCCAAGCTCATTAAGCAGTTTCCCAAGTACTGCACCAATTTGGCAAGCATGGCCATACAGTCAATGGATTAACAATTATAAGTTAATAGTTGCCAGTGTAACTGTAATAGCCGGAGGCACAGGCTACACTGTTGCACCACAAGTGGTTGTAACCGGTGATGCAACCACTCAAGCTGTAATGGAAGCACGAGTTAACACTGCTGGTAATGTTGTCGGAGTCACAGTGGTAACCCCAGGTAGTGGGTACACCACTACACCAACGCTTACTATAACAGGCGGTAATGGAACAGGAGCAACTGCGGTAGCCGTTCTGACTCCAAACTTGGTGCGTGACATTACAACCACAATCAAGTATGATAGAATCACATACACCAGTCAAGTAAAAGACTGGACTGCTAGTACTGCATATACTGCTGGAGAACTGGTTAGATTTCCAGTCCCAACAGTTGGTGTAATTGACGTAACTCTTCCAGAGGTATACAGTGTTACTGCTAACTTTACAAGTGGTACAGCGTTTGATCCTGACAACTACACGAAAGTTGATCCTAACACATTAGACGGTGCTGACAGAACAATAGGTTTGTACACTCCGGATCCAAGAGATCCAGGTAGAGAACTAGCACAAGTAATGACAGGAATTGATTATCCTGGCGTACAAGTTGAGGGTCCAGACTTTGATCAGAATACAGGATTTGATGTTGGCAACTTTGATATCAATCCATTTGATAACCTTGACTTTGGTCCAGAAGGATTGCCAACATATGATCCGGGTATTCTTGATGCTATCTATGAAAGTGCATTTACAGACACATATCTTGGTATTAGAGCTACTGACATCAATGTCGAAGGCGGCGGGTTTATTGACACATACAGTTCGCATGCTCCAGAAGAACTAATTCCTGGAAGCGAGTTTGATACACTTGACCTTAAAGTTTATACTCGCCCAGGCAGTGACTGGAACAGTAATGGACATGGGTTTGATATCAAAACCATTAATGTTGAATACACTGGTATTGGCACAGTTATAAACTTTAGTGCTTTGATGCTTCATCCAGTTGGCATTGATGTTATTAATGACACAGTAACACAAAACATCTCACCAAGTAATTACACAGTGAACTGGGTAGCCAAAACAGTCACAGTGAACGCTGGTGCATCAATTGGTGACACAATGTCTCTTACAGTTTGGGGTATAGGCGGCGGATCACAACTATACAAAGAAAGTTTTGTTGGAAACACTATATCAAACAGTACACAAATTATCACTGTTGCTTACAGTGAAATTGTTGAAATGGTTGTGTTCGTCAATGGTGAAATCACCACAGACTATACCTATGCGGCCAGCGGAAGTTTTGCAACTGTGGTAACCTTTACCACACAACCACTTGTAACTGATTGGGTAACCTTTGTTGCACTAGGTGCAACAACGCCAACACAGTATTCGTGGAGCACTCCAATAGCGCAATACTTTGCATATGATGGATCCAGTTCGCAGTATCCTTTAACAAACAGTTTACAAGGCACAAACATTGCCAACATGGAAGTTGAACGCAACGGGTTTAGACTGCGTCCACCATCAGGAATTGAATACACTGCTGATGGATCAAGCCTTGGCCCTTACTATCTTCCAACTGCTGACAAGACAGACCAGTCATTGATTGCTGACAATGATGTATTGGTGTATGTTGACAATGTGCAGAAGACCCTAGAAGTTGACTGGACACTGAGTACATGGGATGGAAGTAGCGACCGTTATGTAGAGTTCAATACTGATGCACTACCTGCAACTGGCGCTGATATCAAAATTGCAGTTACCACTGAAGCTGATTATACCATAGTTAATACCAGTGATCTGTTGTTGCGTGTTGGTGCTATCCCGGCTGCAGAATTTACAGTATACACATACAATGATACTGCACAGCAAGATATATTGACCAAAGTATTTGTTGGCCCAACCACTCAGGGTGTTACCACAGGTACTGCATTTGACGAAAGCGATTACGATGACGGGCCATTTGATTTTACTGTTGGATCAACCATTGATACCAACAACTTTGCACTGGGCAGACTGATAACAGATCCAGGACGTATATCAGTGACACTGAACGGCGATCAGATTTCTGCAGGCGCTGGATTTGATTTAAGCATAGGCACTGACGGACTTAGTATTCTTACAGTAAGTGGTAGTATCCTTGGTGCCGCTGATGTACTAGCAGTTACTATGTTTACAATGGATGTAGTTCCAGACAGTTTGAACTTCCGTATCTTCCAGGATATGCTAGGCAATCAAAAACTACTAAGACTTAATAACGGCAATACCACAGAACTTGCACAAGCAGTTGCTCAAACTGACGATGTCCTTTACTTCAAAGATGTATCAAAACTTAGTGAGCCAAATCTTGCTTCGAACATTTTTGGTCAGGTTATGGTAGGTGCAGAACGAGTAACATACAGAGTGCGCAATACAAGTAACAACAGTGTGAGTGGATTGCGTAGAGGCACAGCGGGCACTGGTGCAAGTGTTCATGCAATTGGCACAGTAGCAAGTGACGTCGGACCTGGTGAACAGTTACCAACACAATACCAAGAAGTAACCACAACTGATAGTACCAATAGCGGCGATGGTAGTACATTAACATTTATTGGCAGTAACATTGTTGTGCCTACTGGAATTGATAGCACCGAGCTTGACGAATCAGTTCGCGTAAGTGTTGGCGGAACATTACAAACACCAAACACTGACTATACAATAACACAAGTTGACTCGACCCAGGTTGAAGTTACATTTGTTACTGCTCCGGCTAGTGGCAGCGAAATTGATATTAGTATAGTCACTGGCAAGGTAATGTATGCACAAGGTGCAAGCACTGCAAGCAACGGAATTGCGTTGCAAGAACAAACAACTCCTGCGGCACTGTTTCTTAAGGACCAAGGGTAACTAGATAGGTAAATACAGCATGGAATTAGAAAACAACAACATTGATGAGACCATAGTGAAACAAGATCAAGAACAAAAACGTCCCAACGAAAATGGCCAGGTTGCCATCAGTGGACACATCAAAATCTTCGACCCCAACAGTGGCGAAGTTATTGTAGACAAGCGAAATGCTATCCACTATGAGAACATCAGTGAAGCACTGGCAAACAGTCTTGCAAACAAAAACATTGGTCAAATTTACGAGATGGCATTTGGCAACGGCGGTAGCAGTGTTGACCCAACAGGAGTTATCACTTACTTGCCGCCCAACACTACTGGGCAAAACGCCAACCTGTACAACCCAACATATTCAAAGGTTGTAGACGACAACAGTGCAGCAAACACTGACACTGCTCGTAACAACTTAACTGTTACACATACTACAGGTAAAGTGTATTCAGATATTTTAGTTAGCTGTCTTTTGGATTACGGCGAGCCTAGTGGACAACAGGCTTTTGACAATTCAACAGATTTTAATGGAGACTATGTGTTCGATGAACTAGGATTAAAAACTTGGAATGGCAGTGCAACTGACCTGAGATTGATTACTCATGTTATTTTCCATCCAGTTCAAAAATCATTAAACAGACAGATCCAGATTGATTACACAGTGCGTATTCAAACATTAACAAATTTGAGCGCAACATAAATATGTGTATAATATATACATATAAATACACTTGGAAAACGGAGTAGAAACAAATGGCATATACCATTAATTTAACAGATGGTACAATTTTTGCAGTAGTTGCAGATGGTACAATTAACACAGATTCGAGTCAGACCATAGTAGGTAAAAACTATGCTGGCTATGGTGAATTCTTAGGCGAGAACTTCATACGTTTGCTTGAAAATGCTGCAAACACAAGCGCACCAGGTGCACCTTTAACAGGTCAACTTTGGTATGATAAAACCGCTAACGTTATCAAAGTTTACAACGGCACACTGTTTAAATCAATTTCAGGCGCAATTGCATCTACAAGTCAGCCAACTTCCAATGTTGCTGGTGATCTTTGGTTTGATACCACAAACGATCAGCTAAAAGTATATAGCGGTGCAGCATTTGTTACCATTGGTCCTGCGTTTACAAGTGGCGAAGGAACATCAGGTGCTATTGTTGATACAATCACAGATAGCGCACCAGGTAACGATCACGTTGTTGTATTGATGTACGTTAACAACACCATTGTTTCAATCTTCAGTAAGGATGCTACGTTTACTCCGGCAGCAGCACTTAGTGGATTTGCTACTATTGGTCCAGGTTTGAACATGAGTACTACAGTATCAAACGCAGTGTTTAACGGAACCGCAACAAACGCTGATACGCTCGATACACTAAACTCCACATCATTTATGAGAGCAGATGCAAGCACATCAACAACTGGATCACTGAGTGTACTCAATGACACAGGCCTGCTTTTTGGTGCTGACAGCGATGGAAAATTAAGTGTCACTGGCACAGAAATAAGTATCCAGAACCAGACTCAAGACGGAGACATGGTGTTCAAGGTTAACGATGGCGGTGTAACAACATCTGCTATAACCATTGATGGTGCGACAGCAGTTGTAACAATTAACACAAGTGCAGTGGCAACAGGAAACATTACAGCTGGTAATGTGTCAGTTGGACTGGGCACTGCCTCAGTTGGTAACATTACAAACAACAACACTACTGGAATTGGAAACATTGGCAGTGCTAGTGTGGCATTTAATACAGTACATGCTCTCGCAACATCAGCAATGTACGCTGATATGGCAGAACGTTTTCATGCAGACGCTGAATACTCAGCAGGCACAGTTGTTGAACTGGGCGGCGCAAACGAAGTTACTCTTTGCATTGACGAATTAAGTTCCAGTGTGTTTGGAGTTGTATCAGACAAGCCAGCATATCTAATGAACGGCGGTGCCGGCACAGACGCAACACATCCAGCAATTGCAATGACCGGACGAGTACCTGTAAGCGTAATGGGATTTGTAGCAAAAGGTGACAGACTTGTAAGCGCAGGTAATGGTATAGCAAGAAGTGCAAACTTAGACGAAGTAACAGCATTCAATGTGATTGGAAGAGCTTTAGAAAGCAAAACAGACGACGGTCTTGGCAGTGTAGAAGCAATTGTTAAGATTGCGTAAACAGCTAAATAGCTTTATAAAAGGAATGACCCAACTACTATATACAAATGATGACGCCTGAGCAATATGCTCTTTACTTAAACAGAACGCCGTCGATAGTAGCGTAGGAAACAACCTACTAATACAAAGGGAAAGTATAAAGAAATGACATATTCATCAGGATCAACCATCCTCGAAGGAGACTATAATAACTTCGCAACAGACGTGAATACTATTTGGGGAACAGGTTCTGGTGGTGATGGTTACGGGCAGACAAATACTATTGCAGCAGTTAGTCAAGGAGCAACAATTACTGCAACACAGTGGGCAACACTGTTAACAAGAATTTCAAGTGCAGCTACACACCAAGGCACTTCAATTACAACAATTACAAATCCAACAGCAGGCAACACCATCGAAGCTTATGCCGCATTGAGTGCAAATATCACAGCAATTCAAAGTGGAAAAAACAATGCATCAGCCAGCGGTAGTGACACCTCTGCAGCAACCACAACAACCAGTACGTGGACATCAAGTGCAACAACATCAAAAACTATAACATTTCCAAGTGCTGACCAGTTAAGATACTTTTTTAATGCTGGCGGCATGATTAGAATGAGTTTCAGTCGTTCAGGTGGTACAACGTCAGATCAGAACACATCTTGGACAAACTTGCTGAGTAACACTGGTACAATTGTTCTGACAGGGCAAGGCTCACCTGGAGAAAACAAAACCATTGCCAGTACAGCTTATACAGGAACAACCAAGATTGGTGGAGCAGGTACCCCTACTATATTACTAACAGGTACTGGTGCATACAGTCTAACTGGTAGTGCTGTTGCAATTTTCAAACAGATCGGCACAACCTATAACTATACCACAAACTTTATCAACATTGACGCATCAATCAGTGGTAACGTTATTACATTTGCTGTAACGTTAAGTGATCTTGCAACACCGGGCGTAGACAGTATTGACGGAACACTCACAATGACCACAGTGATTCGTGATCCAAGTTCAGGTACTTTAGCTGATACTTGGGGTACGCCAACACAAAACAGTGCTAGCTGGTCATTATCATAATAACAACTAACTAATAAAAATAACAAACCCTAGTTTTTATTAACTAGGGTTTTTTTATGGCTAAGTAAAATTATGCAAACAGATGAACTCAGCCAAAATATAAAAACAAGATTTGATCATCAACAAGCAAGACAGGTGTTGCGAGAAACATATCAAGCCAAAATGCTTTTTGCACACAATGGTGGTATGTGGAAAGCATCACCAGAGTTGATTGTGTTGTGTGAATGTTGCAACGAATCACAAGCAGTGTTTGAAGATTTTTACAACACTCCTGTTAGTGTAAACCCTCCTGAACTTAAACAGTTAGCAATGCAGCGTTGGCAAGAGCAAATGAATGCTTGGCAAGCTGAGTATGAGGAAATTTCTAAACAAAGATGACCACTGGTGCTTTACTCTTTGCTTTTGACAGCGAAATAAAATACACCAAACTTGCTGTCGAATGTGCTACACGAATAAAAAAATATCTAGATATTCCAGTTACCTTGGTTACTGACAACCCTGTTGACTGTGACGTTTTCAACAGAGAAGTTATAGTTGAACGCGGTCCAGATACCAATCGAAGATTTTTCGCTGATCGCAATGCGGCAACTACATGGTTTAACTTTGGCCGTAATGCGGCTCTTGATCTCAGTCACTATGATCGCACACTGTTGGTTGACACAGACTACATGCTTAACAGTGCAGACCTGTTGCCTATGTTAGAAAGTACACAGCCATTTTTATGTCACAGAAGTGTTCAAAGTTTACAGCTCGAACCAAGATTGCAAACATTTGGTACAAAAAATACACACATGTGGTGGGCCACTGTTGTTATTTTTGATCGTCATAGTCAGTTTACACAAGATGTTTTTGCAGTATGGAAAATGGTAGAACAAAATTACTCCCATTACGCAAACCTATTTGGATTCAACAGTCGCCAGTTTCGCAATGACTATGCACTAAGCATTGCTCTGCTGCTGTGTAACGGAAACACTCATCCACATCAATGCGAAATTCCGTGGCCACTTCTCAATGTAGACACTGAATTAGAAGTTGAACAGATTGACAACACTTGGTGGATCACTTATACTGTTAACAATCTCAAAAAGCGTATTTGTGTTAGGAATCACGATTTGCATATAATGTGTAAAAGTTATCTGGAGAAACTGTATGTATGAAGCAGATAAAGGTTACCTAATTGTTGCCGGAACATCACAGTCTGTTGATTATATCAGTTGTGCGGAAACACTAGCAAAAAGTCTCAAACACTGGCATGCTGATGCAAAAATTTGTTTGGTAACTGACAAAGAAGATTATCAAAATACACTGTTTGATTATGTTAGACCTTTCCCACACGGTAACTCGGGCGGCTGGAGTACTGACTGGCAAGTGTATCATGCTAGTCCCTTTCACGAAACTGTAAAACTTGAAGCTGATATGATAGTCAGCGGCCCAATTGATCATTGGTGGACACTGTATCGTAACAAGCCACTGTGGATCAGTACTGGCGCACGGAACTTCCACAATGTCACTGCTACCAGTCGTCGTTACAGAAAAATATTTGACTATAACAACCTACCTGATGTTTATAATGCTGTTACCTATTGGCGAAAGAGTGTTGAAGCATTGCAGTTTTTCAACAATGTAAAACAGTGTTTTCAAAATTGGGATGAGATTAAACAGAACATCAAGGGAGGGCAGGACGAAGTAGCCAGTACAGATTTAATCTATGCACTGAACAGTGAAGATTTTGTTACTCCAGGAGTAGGACCTCAGATTGTACACATGAAACCAGCAATGCTTGGCACCAGCGCCGAAGATTGGACCAAAGAGTTGGTATGGGAAGTCCATAATGGTGTACTCAGAATCAATGGACATAACCAGTCTGGCTTTGTACACTATCATAACAAAGAACTAGCACAAAAGTTAGGAGAATGTTATGGATCCTGTTGAGTTTGCAAAATTATTCAATCAGTCAATACCAGATATTAAGGTTGACTTTGAATATAGATTGTACTATAATAAAGAAACAGGAGAGCCTATTGCATACACAATGGAAGAGCTTGAAGGCGATTTTATTGAAGTCACTGCTGAACAATATGCTCAAGGGCGTTATGATCTAGTGATACGAAACGGCATTATCCAGCGACTTATTGACGCAGTCAGTTGGACAAAACTTGTGCCAAGCAACGCAGGAACAGGTTGTAGAGCAGATAATGTAATGATTGTTGAACCTAACAGTGATACCAAATGGGGGATTAAAACATACTATGCAGAGTAAATAGTCTGTATAAAGGAGAACTATTATGAAAAGATTAGCAGGCGTATTTTGTTTTTTCTTGATGCTTGCTAGTCCATTGCAAGCACAAGTAGACGACAAAGAGCAATTTGTATCACTGGGTGTTGATGTGATGTGTCAAAAAGACAGTCCGGAAGCACGAGCAATGCCAGACAAGTATGAAGAATTGGCTTTTGCAACTGGGAAGGTGATTCTCAAATCAACTGCTTTACGAAAGAATATGGTAGCAGATATATGGATGTATGTGAATCCAGAAGAAGGTAGCTGGACAGTGTTGAGCAAGGTTCCGGGCGATCCTTGGGTGTGCTTACTGATTAACGGAAAAGATTTTAGCCCCTGGATGGGAGAAGTACCGAGTGAAATCAATTGATATCGCAGACTTAGACTGCATTTATTTAAGTTATGATGAACCACAAAAAGAAGAATTCTGGATAAAGATACGCAATATGGTGCCTTGGGCAAAGCGTGTTGACAATGTTAAAGGTAGCGATGCTGCCCACAAAGCCGTCGCTGCCGCCAGTGATACCGAACGCTTTATCTTGATTGACGGCGACAACTTGCCTGCAGAAGGTTTTTTCAACGAAACAATTGAATACAAAACTGATCAATACGAACAGGCAGTCTATCGCTGGCGTGCCAGAAACGACATCAATGGACTTATGTACGGCAACGGTGGCATAAGCTCATGGACAAAAACATTTGTAAACAACATGCGAACACACGAAGCTAGCGAAGGCGCGGATGAAACTGATGTGGAATTTTGTTTTGATGATCTGTATTGGCCAATGTACAATTGTTATAGCACCACCTATCCAGGCGGCAGTGCTAAACATGCGTGGCGAGCTGGATTCCGTGAAGGTGTAAAGATGTGTCTTGACAGAGGACGCAAGCCTAGCACTGGCGAGTTCAAAGATAAAGTACACAGTCGCAATCTTGATCACTTGACTATTTGGCAAAACATCGGCGCAGATACAGAACATGGATTGTGGGCCATTGCCGGGGCAAGGCTAGGTACATATAAAACCATGCTCACTGAGTGGGATCACACTGAAGTGCAATGGTTTGACAACTTGGAAAATATGTGGGAAGAAATTAAACACTTATCGCCTGGTGAAATAGTTAGTTTGTACAATAATGCGTTGCACACACAACTGGATTTGCCAATGAATGTGCTCGCTCCAGATCAAAGCAAATTTTTCAAACACCACTATCGCAGTAACTGGAACAATCAAACAATTATGACTCGTGAGATTGATGTCATTAGGAGTCAAGAAGGTTGGTAATCAAACAAAATAAAGGCGACGAAGTTGATGCCGACTTTAAAAGCAAGTTCCTCAGTGATGCTGAAATTGCACAACAAAAACTAGACACTGTAAGTCCTAGCATGTGTTTGGCTAAATGGAAGCAACTTAGCCTGCATCTAACAACTGGCATGAACAACAGTTGCTATCATCCGCCGTTGCACAGAGCAGATGCTGAAGCAATCAAAACCAACCCTAGTGCATTACACAACACAGACTACAAAAAGCAACAGAGAAAAATGATGCTTGAGGGTGTGCGCCCTCCAGAATGTGACTATTGCTGGAAAATGGAAGACAACGGAAAGCTCAGTGACAGACATTATCGCAGTGGCGAACCTTGGGCAATCAAAGATTTTGAAACTATTACAAATGCAAATTGGGATCAAGACATTACGCCTAGTTATGTAGAAGTAGACTTTAACAGCGCATGCAACCTAAGTTGTAGCTATTGCTCACCACAGTACAGCTCGACTTGGATGGCTGAAACAGAAAAGCATGGCGCTTGGCCAACATCAACGCCGCACAATGATCCTGCACACTTTCAAGGAGAACGCAGACCAATACCAGCGAGAGAACACAATCCCTATGTTGATGCATTCTGGGAATGGTGGCCCACGCTTTATCCTGAACTGGAGCACTTTAGGATGACTGGTGGTGAACCAATGATGGACAAAAACACATACCGAGTTTTTGATCATGTGCTAGCAAATCCAAATCCCAAACTGCACCTAAGCACAACATCAAATTTCAGCGTAGAAGAAAAACTATGGCAACGCTATAAAGGTTATGTAACCATGCTGTGTGAAGAACAAGGTCGTGTAGAACACTTTATGCAGTATGTGAGCCTTGATGGAATGTTTGCACAAGCAGAATACATGCGTCATGGCTTAGACTTCAACTTGCTATGGGATAGAGTAAACCAGTTTCTCAATGATATCCCAGAACGTAACAGTGTAACATTTATTATAACAATGAACAACTTGAGTGTAACCACATTACAAGATTTGTTTGCTGCTATTTTGGGCTTGCGTCAGATATATAGCAAAACCTATCAAAGAGTTTGGTTTGATACTCCTGTATTGCGCACACCTAGCTGGCAGAGTTTGCAGTTATTGCCAGAGAGTTATGTTCATGAACTAGACATGCTCAAGACTTGGATGCAAGACAAACTAGAAACAGAAGCCACACGTTTCCACGGTTTCAAAGACTATGAAGTTGCTAGACTGGACAGAGACATTGCCTGGATGCGCGATGGGCAAAAACTAGATCCAGAGTACATCAATCGCAACAAAGCAGACTTTTACAGATTCTTCAATGAACATGACAGACGTAGAGGCACAGACTTTCTAAACACCTTCCCAGATATGAAAGACTGGTGGGAACAATGCAAATATCACGCCAACAACCAATAAGCGATACATACTGATATGCCAAAGCCATATAACGAAACTGATCTACAGTATAAACAACGGGTTCTTGATCCACTTAGTTCAAGCATGTGCGGAGCCAAGTGGTACAATGCTACCATATGGTTAGGCAGTGGTATGACTACCAGTTGTCACCATCCACTTCCGCACTATGTAAGTGTTGAAGATGTAATAGCAAATCCAAAAGCATTGCACAATACACCACAGAAAAAAGAAGAACGCCGAAAAATGCAGTGCGGCGAACGCCCTGGTGGTTGCGAATACTGTTGGAAAATTGAAGATATTGGCAGAGACAATATCAGTGATAGGGTTTACAAATCCGTAATCTACACTGATGAAGATCTACAAGCTGCACACAGCCTTGATTACAATGAGGATGTTGATCTCAAAACACTGGAAATTGCATTTGATAGAACTTGTCAGTTTGCTTGCAGTTATTGTAATCCTGCATTTAGCACCACATGGGTTAAGGATTTAAAAAAGCACGGCGGCTACGAAAATCTAATCAGTGACGGGCGCAATCATTATACACATGAACATGAAAGTTCTCAGCGTTACAGTTACAATGAAACCAATCCTTACATTGAAGCATTTTTCAAATGGTGGGAAAGCGACTTACACAAGACACTTGAAGAACTGCGTATCACTGGCGGCGAGCCAATGATGAGCGGACACCTGTGGAAACTGTTAGACTGGTTCAAGGAAAACAAAGGTGCAAGCAAAACCACTCTTGCAATAAACAGCAACCTTGGACTGGAGAGTCATGACGTACTGAAACTGTTAGACAGAGCAGACAGCGCACCACTTAACATTTATACAAGCAATGAAAGTATGGGTCCACAAGCAGAATATATTCGTGATGGCTTGGAATGGAGCACATGGACAAGGAACGTGCATTTGCTAGCAGGCTCGGGTAAATTGCAAGGCTTGCATAACATGTGTACTGTTAACGCATTGTGCTTGGAAACACTGCCAGAGTTTTTGGACTACCTGATGAGCATAAAAACACAGTATGGCAGAGACTTTCCCTGTATTACACTGAACATACTGCGTTTCCCCAGTTTCCAATCGCCACTGGTATTACCAGATGAAATTCGTACACTGCATAAAAATCGTCTACAAACATGGTTTGATGCAAACAAACACAGCGAACTATTACATGAATTTGAAACCCAGCAAGTTCAGAGATTGATAGACTATCTTGATGTTGTTAAGACTCCGCACAGTGATTCATTTGACATGCCAAAATTGCACAATGACTTTAAAAAGTTTTATCAGCAATACGATGTCAGAAGAAACAAAAACTTTTCAAGTACTTTTGCCAGTCTCAGTAACTGGTATGAAAACCTGTAAAGATAAATATGATTATGCAAAAACTAAGTGAACAAAAATGGATATTGTAATCTGCAGTATACCAAGGATGAGCATATATTATCCGCCAGCCGCCCCTGCATTAATCAAAGCAAGCGTACAGGCTGCTGGTTATACTGCTGCAACCCTTGACTTTGTAATCCAGTTCCATGACAAATACTTTGGAACACCAATGTGGGATCAACTTGATCAATGGCTGGTACTGGAAACAAATGATCCTGAATCCTATGCTATCATGAAACAGGAAGCAGATGATTGGGCAGATCAAATGCTTGCACTTGGCCCTAAGTGGATAGGCATAAGTGTTTTCAGTTTTGAGAGTCATAAAATAGCCAAACTGCTTTGTATGAGTATCCGTAAAAAAAGCACTGATGTTAGAATTGTTCTTGGCGGTGCAGGCCTAAGCGGGGATGTATATGATGTAGGTGCCCAGTACAGGGACAACAATCTCTGCGATGAGATTATCACTGGTGACGGTGAGGCCAGTATCATTGAACTACTACGAGAAACCTACAACGGAAAATTTGATAGATTGGATGATCTAGATCACTGGCCGCATGCAGACTTCAGTGATTACGATTTGGACTTGTACAAAGCAAACAAGCAACGCAAAAATGATATACCAACAAACAAGATGGATGTATGGCAAGGATATG